TGCGGAAACTCCCGTGACAGGGACAAGGGCGGTGCCCGTGGCCGCAGCAGTTCCAACATCTCCCGTGGAAGCTACGCCAGTGACAGGGACAATGACAGAACCCGCGAAGACCAAGACACTGCCAACAGCGCCCGTGGCAGATACGCCCTCGACAGGGGTAACTCCGGGAACGGCTACCAAGACACTACCGACAGCGCCCGTGGCAGATACGCCCGTGACAGGGACGTCAATGAGGATTGAGGCTACGACAGTGCCAACAGCCCCCGTGGAAGATACGCCCGTGACAGGGACAAGGGCGGTGCCCGTGACAGCAACAGTTCCAACAGCCCCCGTGGCAGCTACGCCAGTGACAGGGACGTCAACCGGGATTGAGACTACGACAGTGCCAACAGCACCTGTGGCAGAAACGCCCGTGACGGGAACGTCGGTGGATGCCGCAACAGCAACAGTTCCAATCTCGCCCGTGGCGGAGAGGCCTGTGACCGGAACGTCAGCGAAGGTTGAAACCACAGCCGTTCCGGCAGTACCTGTGGCAGATACGCCCGTGACGGGAACAACGGCAGTCCCCGTGACCGAAACAGTCCCAACAGCCCCAGTGGCAGAAACGCCCGTGACGGGAACGTCGGTGGATGCCGCAACAGTGACTGTGCCGACAGCCGCCGTGGCAAAAACGCCCGTGACGGGAACAACGGCAGTCCCCGTGACCGAAACAGTCCCAACAGCCCCAGTGGCAAAAATGCCCGTGACGGGAACAACGGCAGTCCCCGTGACTGAAACAGTCCCAACAGCTCCCGTGGCAGAAACGCCCGTGACGGGGACCGTTATGACTACACTAGCTGTAAAAATGTCGCTCGAACTAAGCGGAGCGGATGACAGCGGATAAAAACCTAACATCCGGCACCTCCGTTAGATTAAGCCAGCTCCTTTAATTTAGCACAGGCCGCGCATGCGGGACAGCGAGCTTTACACTGCCTCCTCGGGCGGGGCATCCTCTTGGACGACCGTCCAGACATCCCGGACAACGCCGTCCTGAATTTCGTAGCGGCACTCAGCGCTGATAATGATCTTACCGTCATCGGCTCTTGGGCATTGAATCCGCTCAAACGGCATGAACTGAGGCGGCAGATTGTCCAAGTCCACAAAGGGAAACGCATCCCTCATGTTCGACTCTACAATAGGGTGCTCGAACGGAACGCCGTCCAGCATGCGGATAAATAAACGCATCACAAGTCCCCCGTGTTCGTTGACGGAAACGCCCTTCCGAATCCGTAGATGATCCTGACAGCGCCGCCAGCTCCGTTGGCGTGTTCGGTGGATGCCAGTTCCGAGCCTGCGGCACCGCCGCCATAGAGTCCGGGCGTCGAGCGGTTTGTGGTTGTGTTGTAGGGCCCGACCGTTGCGTTTGTGCCACCCGAGCCTCCGGTGCCTCCGGTGCCGTCGACCCCTGCTGTAGCTGAGCCAGCGCCGCCAGTTCCGTTTGCCCCCTGTCCCAAGAGCCCCACCCCGCCACCAGCACCAGCCGTAGCGGTAGAACCACTAGCGCCACCGCCGCCCGCGCCACCGCCAGTTCCGGCTCCTCCTGCCGCAGTAGTTCCCGCAGCGCCCCCAGTCCCCGCATAGCCGCCCGCGCCGCCACCGCCACCCGATCTTGTGGTAGCCGTGTTTCTTCCACCGACCCCGCCGTTGCCACCGCCTCCGGTTTGGGCAATGGGAATGTTCTGAGTGAAGGCAAAGGTTCCGCCCGTGTTAGTCGTAGCAGCGGTCGCTGAGTTTGCCCGCCCGCCACCGCCGCCCCGAACCGTCCCGGTGGTGTCGAACCAGCTGTCGCCTCCGTTGGTGGTGGTTGTCCCGCTGTTTGTGGACGTCCCTCCAGCGCCCACCGTGACCGTGTACGACGCTCCAGCTACAACCGGAATGTTGTTCGCCCAACCAAGGCCACCGCCCCCGCCGCCGTTGCCCCCGCTCGCGGTGCCAAGGCCACCGCCCCCACCTCCGATGGCAACGACGTCAACGACTGGGACAAAAGATGGGGCTACAAAAGTGTAGGTTCCGGGAGATGTGTACGCAACCTGACCTACCCGTCGAAACCAACCGTTGTACTCAGGAAGGGTGAAGATACCGCCACTGGTTCTTGCCCCGCCGTTCGACGAGTTGAGTGTTGCGGAGATAAATCCCCCCGGGGCTCTTGTCATATCAAGGCCTCACGAAATTTCTTCGTAGGAACAAACGACCTTCAGGTCGTTTGCGACGCTTGCCGTTGCACCAATCGACCGATTCTCTTCGAGATAAACGGGCGTGTCCTTGCTGATCACGATCAAGGACGTGTCCGCAGGGATGCTGATGGTGCTTGCGATCTGGATCGGCGTCCCGCCAAGAGCGGCCGCGCTGTAGAGGGAGACGGTGACGTCACAACTGGCGCTAGGGTCCACGTTCGACACGATCAAGGTGTTGATTTTAAGGACTAGATTGGAGGACGCTGCATTACTCAATACCGAAGTGGCTGCGGTTGTAGTCAAATCCGCGGTCACAGTCTTCCCGATAATGCTCGTCACGTTGACAATGTTTGGCGCAGCCATCGGTTATCCCCCTATCCAAACACAAGAGCCATGGCGACGGCTCTCCCAGTATACACCGCCCTCTTGGCCGGGAGTGTTGTGAAGACGCTCTTGGTCCCCGCTGCAAAGGTCACCACCAACCCACTGTTGGATGAGGACAGGATGACGTCTCTGGACAGGGTAGACCCCGACAAGGTGTACGTGCCGATGCCAACTTCCCACGCACCGGAGGTCCCGTCCGTAATCGTGTAGTACGTGGTGTGGCCGTCTCCAACCCCAGCGGAAAAACTCTGGAACCCTGCCACAGCTCCCGCCAAAGCAAAAGTACCAGTCCCCGTCGTCGTCGAGCTTTCAAGTACCCTATCGGACAGGACCAGAGACACAGCCTACCCCCACGATTAAGCGATGCGGATGATGGCGTTGGTAGCGTCTGCCGTGGGGAACTGGATGGTGAACGTGCCGCTTGTCGACGTTTTGTCCGAGCCGAAGTCGAGCACCACAACCGTCGGGTTGGTGTAGGTGTGCGCCGGGGTCGTGTTGTAAATAAGAGCGCCTCGCGCCGTGATGGTGGCCGAGGTGAACGACAGGTCGGCAAAGTCCGTGAACGCCGTGGTTCCGGAAGTTACGGGAGAGACGTTGGTCAACGTACCGCCGCCAGCGGTGTACGACCCCGAGGCAGCGACCTCGTTGGTGGCGGTGTATGCGGTGGTTGCAGCGGTGAACGAGGCGCTGTTGGTGTACATCGCCAACTTGAAAGTGTCGCCGCCCGTGAGACGGAAATCGTGGACGCCCTCGAGGAGCTCGTCCTTGAAGCTGGTGCACATGAAGTTGCCAGTGAAGGCCATCTCAAAGTCTCCTGATCTGTTGAGCCATGTCAGCCGCTCCGGCCTGCTCAAGTTTGGTCACAACCGTCGCCCGGTCCTGTTCTGCGGCCATCCTAACATAGTGCAGGACGACGGCCAACATCTGCTCTTTGAAGGCGCGGGCCTGCATGGCGATCTCTGGCGGGGCTGAGTCGGAAACCCGGATAAGACGGTCAACACAAAGCTCAGCGATCTGCTCTGGGCTGTGCCCCCCGTTGGAGGACGTCATGACGCTGACGGAGCCGGGGGCGGACATGGCAGTAAACATTATTCTTTCGCCCTCACAACCATGCCTTTGCGGTATTCATCGGTGACTTGCTTGGCTTCGCCCAGCATCTTGAGACCAAGCAGAGATTCTTGAAACCGCTTGTCGTAGCTGGCCAGCAAGTCGGGCTCGCCCTTCAGGAATAGGTAGGCCTCGATCATCGCGCCATAGAACAGGGTCAGTTCGGCGTTGACGCTGAGCCACGTGGTCCCACTGTCCGATCCGGCCGTCAAGCTGGTAGGGCGGTAGAAGTAGTGAAGCTCCATCGAATACGCCGAGTTCGGGGCTGGGCCCAAGATGAAGTTCTCGTTGTCAAACTGGGCGTAGTACCGGGGCGCTCCGGTCACAGCCACGTCCGGAGCGTACTCCTGCACGAAGCTGACGTCCTTGAACTCCGCGAAGATTTTATCGTTTCCGCCGTCCGTGTAGGACAACGAGAACGGCGCAAGGAAATCCGACGGGCAAGCGAGGAACTGGTTCCCAGACGTTGCGTTGGCCGTGACGTTCCTGCGGAACAGGTTCAGCTGGACGTTCTTGAGGATGCGCTCCTCCGACAGGCGGATGAAGAGCGGGAGGTTATTGACGAAGGTAGTCTCCGAGGTCTCGAGATAGTCCTGCAGAGCCTGCTTCAGTTGGCCGTAAGTGAAGCTCATGATGTGGTTACCGTAACCCTTCCAACCGATCCCGTGATCGGTCCTGCGAGGTGTGGAAGCGGAGGAAAGACCCAGTCTCCGGCATTGACATAGACATGCCCTGCCTCCGGGTCTGGGCGAGGATTGCGAAGCGCCTGCGGGTCAGGGTACGCCTTTGGCGGGAACAGCTGCGGATGCTTTGGGTCGTACTCGTCGGGGCCGACGAGAAGCCCCGTCCACTCCTTACGCATGTCGCGCAGCCGGAAGCGGACGCCGGAGCGGTCAGAAATACCCCAAGCATTTTTTCCACTGGCGTATGGCATCAGAACCTCAGGTAGGCCACATCAGGCTGTAGCTTCAACGGCACCCGATCTTCGTCTTCCTCGGCCGCGCGCGTGAACTCTTCGTCGTAGATCGCCTTGAGCATTCCCATGCGATCCGGGGCCCGCTTCATGGCGAGGTAATAAGCCAAGCCCGCGACCATGCAAGGATAGAACCGCCACGGCATGTCGGTGGTGTTCTGCAGGGTTCCTGCGTCCTCGATGCGGCGGACGTAGTAGTAGATCAACTGGTCGGTCGAGTTCTCAGGAACCTGCCAAAGGCTGATCTTCGGGGCGATCTGGCGGTCGTAGTAGAACTGCGACGGCCGCCCCTGCGTGGTCTTGTTGGGCAGAAGGAAGAAGTCCCCGCGGCTGATGCGCTCGACTTCGTAGTCCGTGCCGTCCCGACGAAGAACCATCTCAAGGATGTCCGCGTGGTCGGCGTTGACCGTGTAGGTCGCGACACCAACAGTGACGGTGATCGTGGCTTGGTTCACGGTCCACAGGTTCAGGCCGCGGTTGGCCCACTCAGCGAACATCAGGTTCAGGGACCGCCGTGCCGTGCGCGCGTCGTAGCCTGTGCGGACTTCAAGCCCGCACCGCTCATACGCCTCTTCGATAAGCTCGCCGACGTCCAGATTGAACGTCCGGGTCCCTGAGGTTGCCATGGTTTACTTCTTGCCCTTTTTGACCACTGCGGGCTTCATGCCCATGGCCATAGCCTTGCGCGGGCTGATCATGTCAGCCGAGCAGCCCTTGCCGCCCTTCTTGCCAGCTTTCATCATTTCTTCCCCTTCGCTGTTTTGGCGGACTGCCGAAACGCTTGTGCGGTCGGTGCGCCCTTGGTTCCCGGTTTCCGCATCTTCTCGTCAGAGCCTGCGGCGATGCGCTTCCGCTTGGCGTTGATGTTAGCATACAAGCCAGTCTTTGCCATCCTCTTCCCTCCGGGATTCTCGATCTGTTGGGTCATGCTTCCGCGGTTCATGTCAGCAGTTCCACGCTCTGAGGGACAGGGCTTTGCGAGTAGGCTTGCCCTTCTCATCTTTCATCGGTCCGGGCATTCCTCCCATGCGGGCGCAGAATGACTTGCGCCGCCCCTTGTCCTTGTCTGTCTTCGGGTTGGGCGCAGGGGGTTTGAGATTCATCCCCTGCGCTTTTGCCGAAGCTCGGCCTTTGGCATTCAACCCGCCTTTTGGGTCCTTACCCTCTTTGCGGGTCCATGCTGGGGTTTTGCCCATTGTCGAAGCCTTACGACCAGAAGAACGTCGCAGCCGTGATGTTGGTGGCTGTGGCGACATGGATGTCCGAGGAAAACAGGACGCCTTCCTCTGGGATGTAGACGTTGTGCGTGGTGCTAGTCACGAGATCGACATCGACGGTTGTTGCCCCGCCATCGCCGTCCGTGAGGGTCAGCCGCCCAGCTCCCGCGCCCGTGGTTACGAGGATCATGCGGAGACGGGAGCGCCCGACTGCGAGCGCCCCCGTCCCTGTGACCCGCTTTGATTTTACGTCAGAACCGGCCATCAGGGCCTCCTATTACGGCAGTTCGTGGGCTTGGACGTAGCGAACCGTGAGGGTGCCA